GGCCCCCACCCGCCTCCGGACGAGCCCCCGCCCCCAACCGCCCCGATCAGCGCCCCGACGCCCTGTGTCACCAGTGAGCCGACCTGCGAGGCCGCGATCTGCGCCGCCATCTGCATCAGGGCCCGCTCCACGTTGCGCCGGAGGTTCGTGAGGAAGTCGTCTGTCGTGTCCAACAGCGCGCTGCCGAACGCCTCCCCGATGGCATCGCCGGCCGTCGCCGCGATCCGCGTCGCCTCGGCCAGGCGGGCGATCTCCTTGCCCAGCTCCTGCTGCCCGCTGGTCAGCTCCCTGGATGCGATGTTCAGCCGGTTCAGCACCTGCTGGTAGGCATCGCCGGCGCCGGCCGCCTGTGCCCATTCCTCGCGGGCGTCTGCCAACGCCTCCTCCAGGCGCCGGGTCACCTTCGCGGATGCTTCCGCCGCCGAGAGCGCCATCCGCTGTTGCTCGAGCCGCTCGTCCGCCATGGCGCCGAAGCCGCGCTCCAACGCGCCGGACAGGTTGGCCGTTGGGTCTATGGCACCGGCGAGCGCCGCAAGCCGCTCGTGCGCGGCCACCGCCTGGCTCGCGCGGATGCCCTCCACCAGCGCCGCCATCGACGACTCTGCCCCCATGGCCCCTTCAAACCGGTCGCGCCGGAGCTGCGCGGCGCTTTCCAGGCCGGCGCTTGCGCTTCCGCCGCCCCGTGCCAGAGGCTTCCGCTTTCGCTGCCCCATCAGCTCGGCGCTCACGTCCTCGAAAAACTGCAGCGTCTGCGCGGTAGCCTCAACCGCCTCGGCCACCGCGGCATCCATACGACCCTTGTGCTCTGACAGCCACGCCGCCCAGTCTTCTTTCGTCGGCCCCATCGTGCCCGAGATGGTCACCGCGTCGATGGGGTTGGCGCCGCTGCCCCCGGCCCCGCCGCCCCCTCCGCGTCGGCCCCCGGCGCCCACCAGGGCCTGCCTGCGGGCGCCCCCTCCGCGTCGGCCCCCACCGGGCGTAGCGCTCGCCTTCAGGGCCGCCATTCCCTCTTCGCCGATGGCCTTCAGGCCGGCCGGAACGGCATCCCCCACCTTCCAGGTCTTGCCGCCCGAGCCCGGAGCCTGCATCCCGAAGATAGGTGCCAGCTTCAGTGACCAATCCGCAATCCGCTGGATGCGCTCGCCGATGAAGTCCGCAACCTCGTCCACCACGTCTTTGAGGCCCAGCCAATTGTTGGCGTAGGCCGTTACCGCCAGGGCCGCCACCCCCAGGGCGATGCCCCAGGGACCCAGCATGAACGCGCGCACGGCCACCATGACCCCACGCACGGCACCCCAGTTGGCGATCAGCGTCACTAGCCCGCGCGCCAGGTTGCCCAGGCCAAACAGCAGCGGCCCGAGCGCCGCGGCCACCAGGCCCATCTCCACCCAGAACTTCCGCGCGGCGGGCGACATCTTCCCCAGGTAGATCACCAGCGCGTCGAACTTCTGGATCAGATCCTCGACCACCGGCTTCATCACGTCGAACGCCTTGATCAGGCTCGTTTCGATGTCCTTCTTCAGTATCGCGGTCTGCGCCTTGAAGCCCTTGAGCTGTTCGCTCAGTGCCCCCTGAGTGGCGCCGGCGTTCTCGGTCGCCTTCGCCATCTCGCGCATCATCTCGGCAAACGCCCGGCCGTCGCCCTTGGTGAGCGAGAGGAGGCCCTTCATGGCCCGGATCTCGGGCATCATCTCGGTCAGGGCCTGCTTGTTGTCGCCGGCCTTCGCGGCCACATCCTTCAGCCACCCCGCCAGGCCCTTGCTCTGCAGCGCCGCCGCCCCATACTCGATCCCCAGGCTCTGCATCACCTTGGCGGCGTCGTTGGACGGCTTGATGATGTGGACGAGGAGCTGGTTGAGGGCCGTTACCGACTCGTTGACGCTGATCCCGTCCTTGGTCATCACCGCCAGGCCGGCCGCCACCTCTTGCAGCGAGACCCCGGCGGTCGCCGCCGTGGGCAGCACGTCGCCCAGCGCGTTCGCCAGGCCCTCGAACGAGTTGATGCCCAGGTTGACCTCTTGGAAGAGGATGTCCATCGCCTCGCGGGCGCTGTTGACGCCCTTGATGCCGCTGTTGAGGACGGCGGCCAGGACGCGCACCGACGTCGCGGTGTCGGTCAGGCCGGCGGTCGCCCCGTACGCCGCCTGCCGCAGCACGTCCATGGCCTTCTGGCCGCTGAAGCCGCTGCTCACCACGTCATACAAGCCGGCCGCCAGGTCGCGCGGCCCCTGGGTGATCCGCCGGTCGGTGGTCATTCCCAGGACCTGCTCCTTGAGGGCCGCGAACCGCTCGTCACTCAGCTTCACCAGCGAGTTGACGTTCGCCATCGACTGGTCGAAGTCGCCGGCCACCTTCATGGCCGCGGCCCCCACCGCCAGCAGCGGCAGCGTCACTCCCTGGGTCAGGCGGGTGCCGGTTCCACGTGCCCACTCGCCGAACCGCTCGTAGTCCCGCGAGCGCAGCTTCCAGGCCGTCTGCTCCGCGGTGGAACCCAGTTTCCGCAGGCTATTGTCCACCGGCGTCACGGCGTCGGCCAGGTGCCGCAGCTTCCGCCGGCTCTCCACCGCGGCCGAGTCCAGCTCGGTCAAGTCGGCCTTCACTTTGACGCGGAGCTGTGCGACGTCCAGACCCACGGATCACCTCGTCTTCGACTTACGCACCCAATTGTTGGCTTGGGCCTCCGCCCAGATGGCCCCCAGGGCCCTCTCCTGCCAGTAGTGTGGCGCGTCATCAAGCGCCCAGGGCGGCACGCCCAGGTAGCGCGCCGCCCTCACCTGCAGATACCACTCGGGGATCTCCCCCGCGATGCCGGCGAGCGCTCGCCCTAACTGGACGAGCTCTTGGTGTTTGGGCTGCCGCCCCCGACAATGGCGCCGGCCACCGCGGTCAGCAGCTCGACCGGCAGCTCAAGCAGGTTCTCCGGCGTGGGAGGATACGGCTCGCCGCCGCACGTCACGTCCCAGCAGGCGATCACGTCCGGGAGTATCTCCGAGACCACCCCGGGGGTCTCGCCCATCGAAGCCCCCATGATCGCGGCCGCCTTGCTCCCGGTCATCCGGCCCGGGTAGCACTCCCCCCGGACGGTCTCGCCCTGGTACTGCACATCGAACGGCACCTTCTTCTCGCGGATTCTCTTCAGGTCCATACTCTCTCCCGGATGCGGGCGGGTGCCCGCATCCTCTCGGTCGTATCCCCCGCTACAGCGCCGTCAGGGCTGTATCCAGCTTCGCCTCGATCCAGCTCCCCAGGGTGGTGTCATGCACGAGCTGCAGGTCCCACTGGGTCACCCCCAGGCCATCGCTCTCCCCGGGCCCGGGGTTTGCGTACTTGAAGGCGAAGGTGATCTCGAACCGGTAGACGTAGCCGCTCTCGATGCTCCCGCCGGTGCCCACGATGCGGCAGTAGCGCTTGCTCCGCGCCCGCAGGGTCGCCAGGTAGGCGTTCGTCGTGGAGTTCTCCTCCACCAGGAGCTGCGCCGCGGGGGCGTTCCGCCGCTCCACCGTGCCGCTGTAGCTCGGGTTGCCGCTGTTGAGGTCGAACACCCCGGCGTGCCGCTCCGGGATGTTCAGCGTGGCCTGCAGGCAGTGTTCGGTGTTCAGCTTCGCGAGCCCGAGCAGCGTGCTCCCCACGTAGACGTCGATCGACGGTGGGTTGATGAGCGCGTGCGCCAGCTCCGTCGCCGTGTAGCCCTGCACAGCGTTGCCGATGTCCGCCGCCGGCGTGCTCCCGCCGGTCAGGCCGGTGCCGTCCGCCGTCAGGAGCGCCGGCGTCAGGGCGTTGGGGCCGTTGATCAGGAAGGCGATGTGGATGCACCCCGTGCCGGCCACGCACTGCACGTCGCCGATCCCCACGTTGGAGAGGCTCTCCAGGGCGGCCTGCACGGTCGCGGCGGTCGCGTCGTAGGCGATGGCGGCCGTCGTCTGCCCCGAGTAGGTCAGGGTGTAGGTGCCGCCCGCGGGGCTGCCGGACAGGTAGAGCGTCTGCACCTGGTAGCCGGCCTCATACACCCGCCCCAGGTGGCGCGCCGTCACCTCGCACGCCTGCCGCGGCTGCAGCGACAGCGTCAGCTCGGCGACTTTGCACCCCGCCACCCGAACTGCGCCATCCGCCGACCCACCCGCGAAGGTGTAGGTCTTGCCGGTGTTGGCCGCCGAGCCGCTCGGGGTGTAGGTCCACCGCCGGGCGGCGCTCGCCGCGGTGGTGCCCAGGCCGGCGCCCGCCGCCCCTACCAGGCTCGCGAAGGTGCCGGTCAGCGCGCTGGTGGTCCGCTCCAGGGCCGCCTGGAAGGTGACCTGGAAGCTGTCCGTCGTGCCCGCGATGGCATCCACCCGCACGTTGCCGGTGCCGATCGTCGAGAGCGCTACCAGCGCCGCCTGAATGGCGGCCGCGTTGGCGTTGTAGGCGATGGCAGTGGTCGTCTGGCCGCCGAAGGTCAGGGTGAAGGTGCCCGAATCCGGCGAGTCCAGGTTGAGCGCGTAGATGCCGTCCGTCGACGGGGTGGTGATGGCCGGCTCCTCCAGGAGCGACGCCAGCAGGTAGGCCAGCTCGTTCACCGCCAGCGCCGCCTGCAGCTCGCCGCCGCAGCTCTCTTTGAAGCGCTGCAGGTCGATGGGGACGCTGTAGCCCTGCACCTCCACCGGCTCCATCGGGATGTCGGGCCGGGGCACCCAGTTGAGCCCTTGCAGGATCTTGGTCGTGCCGACCGGCGTGCCCTCGGTGCTCTCTACGCCGAAGTAGGTCCTGTCGAATACCCGTGCTCGCATTTCGTTCCTCCTACGGCTTCACCCGGCACCACAGCCGGTAGAGACCGCCGATGTGGTCGTAGCGCCGCCCGTCGCTCACGTCCTGGTAGGCGACCGTCGCCTCCCGGATGCACTGCGTCTCGTACGTCACCCCGCCGATGGTGGTCTCTACCACCGTCCGGCTCACCAGCGCCGCGTCGATGCGGTCCGCCGCCCCCTGCAGGGCCGCCGGACCGTTGCTGCCGATCACCTTGACCAGCCACAGCGGCCAGGTGCACACCCGCAGGCCCCCGAGGGCGTTGATGTCGCGCGACGCCTGCAGGCTGTAGACCACCAGCGGGTAAGTATCCCCCTGGGGGGCGACGCCCTGATAGACGCGCGTGCTCACGACGGCCACCAGTGCCGCATCGGCATCCAGCCGCGCCTTGATGTAGGCCGCCGCCCCCAGGGTCTCATTGGCCACGAGGGGTTCCCTCGGGCCGCGGCCGCCGCACCTTCACCGGCGCCGGGCAGAGCGTCACCCGCACGTTCGCCGCGCCGGGGCGCGCCAGCTCCACGGTGTTCCCCTCGATGGCCACCACGGTGCCCCGGTGCCCCGCCAGCCGAACCTCCTGCCCAATGTAGAGCCTCACCCCAGCCTCCTATCACACGTGGAATAACTCAGCGCCGCGGAACGTAGTGGAGCAAGCGGACTACCCCGCCGCTCCGCGGATCGCCCTCGCCAGCGCCTCCTGGAAATCATCCCGCGCCTCTTCGGCCGCCGGCGTCATGTAGGGCCGCGGCGCAATGGTGCCATCCCGCCGCCCGAACTCCAGGGCCGCCCCCTGCTCGGCGCCTACCAGGACATCCACCTCGAGGTCATCGACCCGGTCCGTCTGGATGCTGTTCGCCAGGGCGTTCAGGTCCGCCGCAGGCGCCTCGCCCGGCGCGCTCGCCTGGTGGTCCGGCCGCCCCCGGCGGTGGTAGACGATGCCCGTCTTGGGCCCGGTGTTGATCAGCTCCTTGGCGGAGCTGGCGATCAGCTCCGCCGTCTGCCCAATCACCGCGGAGACCGCGTCCCGGATGTCGCCGGCGACCTGCGGGAAGTTGTCATAGACCAGCTCCACCCGGGCATACGTCCGGTCGCTCGATACCCTGGCCATCAGGTGATCCTCCGAAGTTGCAGCACCAGCACGCCGGCGCCCGTGCGCCCGCCGTCCGTGTCCGTCACCTCGAAGGTGACCCCGCCGGTCACGAAGCGGTCCTTGGGCGTCACGTCGGTGGCCACCGGAACGGCCGCATACCACGTCTGCGCCGCCTCGACCCGCCCCTCGGGGCTGCGCTCGAAGGCCTGCGCCTGGCTCGCCCACACGTGGCAGGCCACGGTGGCGGTTGCTGCCCACGCGTCCGACCAACCGCCGGCGGCGTCGCGGGTACGCGTCGCCCGCTGCACCTGCCCGCTGCCGGTCAGCAGCGGCGCCAGGGCCGCGCTCGCGTCGGCGTCGAGGAGGTCACTGCTCCCGTAGGCATCGAGGGGATCAGTCGGCATTGCCGCGCCACCAATCCACCGTCTCAGCCAGGCCCTCGTGCAGCGCGCGCTTCGGCGCCCACCCCAGAGCCCGCAAACGGCTGGGGTCGCCGCCGATGAAGGGCGGCTCCCACTTCCGAGGAGGCTTCTCGCCGAACCGGATCAGGTGCCCGCCGCCGGCGATCTCGCCCACCGTCTCCATCAGGCCCCGGACCGTCACCGGCGCCCCGGATGCCACGTTGTAGATGCCCTCGGCGCCGGCCTCGGCCAGCACCCGCAGGCCCTCGGCCACGTCGCCCACGTGGATGTAGTCGCGCACCTGCAGGCCATGGGATGCCGGGAACGCCTGGCCTCCCAGCAGCGCCAGGGCCAGCGCCGGCACCATCCGGCGCCGGTCTTCCCCGGGCCCGTAGGGGTAGAAGATCCGCACGTGGGAGAGGCGCACGCCCGCGGCGAGTGCCATCTGCCGGCCTACCTCCCCAAGAGACAGCTTGCAGGCGGCGTAGAGCGTCTCCGGCCGCGTCGGCCCACCCTCGCGCAGCCATCCGGCTTCGGCGTCGTACTCGGCGCACGTGCCGGCCGTCACCACCTGCCGGCAGCCGGTCTCCAGGAGCACCTGCAGCAGCTCCAGGCTCTGCTGCAGCATCGCCACGTTGTCCGCTGAGTCCAGGTAGACCCCCGGCTCCACGTACCACGCCAGGTGGATACACGCCTCCGGACGCCAGCGCTGCAGGATGTCGCGGATCGACCCCAGGTCGGCCAGGTCGCCGCGCAGCACCTCGCACGGCCCGCCTTCCACCGGACGATCCCGCTCGAGCGCCAGCACCTCGTGCCCGGCGGTTGCCAGCGCATGCAGCGTGTGCCGGCCGATGAAGCCGCCGGCGCCGGTCAAGAAGACTCGCATGGTCGCCTCACATCGATCCCCAGCCACCGCGGCCGGCCATCGCGGTCCGGGATGAGCTCCACCGTGCCGCCATAGGGTGCCACCAACGCCGCGGCGCTCTCGGGCGTATAGACCCGCTGGTGCTCCGGGGACGGCCACTCGCCGTTCGGGGTCGTGAGCAGCACCCGGGCGCCCAGGCCCACAAGGCAGCGCAGGAAGGTGACGTGATAGAGCACGTGCTCTATCACGTCACCTGCCAGCACGGTATCCCACTCGCCCCCCAGGTCCTCGGCGAAGCCCTGCACGAACCGCACCCCCGGGTAACGCTCCCGGGCGATCCGGATGTGCACCTCTCCGGGGTCCGCCCCGGTCACGTCCAGGCCGGCGGCTGCCAGCGCACCGACCAGGTCGCCCGTGCAGCACCCCACATCCAGGACGCGGCCGGCGGCCCGCTCCATCAGCCAGGCGATCCGCGGGTGCTCGTAGTTCCCCGGGTCCATCTGGGGCCGGGTGTCGCCCTGGCAGTGGTTCTGGTAGTGCTCGCGGTAAGCGGCGTCGTCGCGGTGCCGGATGGGCACCCAGCCCTGCCACCGCTCCCGCAGCAGCCGGACGTTGCGCTTGGCGGACTCCGCCAGGCCGGCGTCGCCGCGCACCGTCTGCGACCCCAGGTGCGTCAGGACGTCGGGCACGATCTCCCAGTCATAGCCCATCGACCGCGCGCGCAGCCCCCAGTCGGAGTCCTCGCAGAAGCCCGGGCTCCACACCTCATCGAGCCAGCCGACCCGCTCCCACACGTCGCGCCTGGCCGTCAGGCTGGTGCCGTCCGGGTAGGTGCTTTCCGCCGGGTCCGTCGTGTAACCGGCAAACAGCAGGTTCGCATCGAGGATCCCGCCCAGGTAGGAGCTGATGCCCGTTCGCCTGGCGGCCTCGGCCAGCGCCTGCATGCCACCGGGGTGGATGATCGTGTCGTTGCCCAGCATGCAGATGACGTCGGCCGAGGCCTCCCGCAGGCCGGCGTTGAAGCCCCGGGTCACCCCCACGTTATCCCGGAGCACAACCACCCGAGTCGCCAGCTCGTGCGCCGCGCCCATCGGCTCCCAACTGCCGTTGTCTACCAGGACGATCTCGGCGTCCGGCACGTCGGCCCGAAGGGACCGCAGGCAGTCGGCCGTCATCTCGCAGCGGTTGTAGCAAAGCACTACCACCGAGATGTCAGCGCCCCGCGTCCAATACAGCAGCTCACTCAGACCCGCGGCCGCCCGCTTGCCCGTCACCCCGCCCAGGCAGTTGCCGCCCCGCGCGCACCGCGACCAATCAAGGCACGGCGAGCACTCGGCTTCCCCGTCGATGGAGAGGCAGGGCCCTGCCAGCGGCTCCCGGGCGCCGGAGGGCACGCCGGCGAAGAGCCCAAGGACCGGCAGGCCCGCAGCGTTCCCGAGGTGATATAGCCCGGTGTCCACCGACACGCACGCCCGGCACCGCCCCAGGATGGCGAACGCCTGCCGCAGGTCCTGCGTCTGCCCCGTCAGGTCCACCACGTTCGGCAGCCGATAGAACATCCTCGCCGGCTTCCCATCGGCGCCCAGCGGCGGCCGCGGCTGCGGGTCCATGGCCACAAACGTCACGTCCGGCAGCGCCCGCGCCTGGGCCACCCACCCGGCCTCGTGCCACTGCGCCTTCGGCCGGCACATGCTGCGCAGCCCGCAGGCCACGTAGAGCGGCCCAACCGGAAGCCGCTCTGCAGCCCACGCAGCCAAATCGGCGGCCGGGGGCACCGGATAGCGCATCCGCGGCAGCGAGACCCCCGCGGCCGACGCAAACGCCTCGGCGGGGTGCTGCCAGCGCCCCCCCCCCGCCCGCCTCAAATTCCTTACCAGCAGTACGCCCCCATCGTTCTGCATGACCCCCCGCGCCCGATTGCCGACTATCTAGATGCTTGGCGCGTTGCGCTGGCGTTGTGACATCCTCCCATGACTGAAATTCGTGGGTTTTCCCGCTCGCGTTGTCATAAAGGCGTGCAAACAACTAACTGGAGGACCTGATGAGAGTCACATTGGCATTAGAACTCGATGAAAAAGCCATTGAGAAGGAAACTGGAAAACCCGTGAGTCCAGAGGACGCCAGAGCGGTACTGACTGATATGTTGTTTGAGGTCTGCGAAGACTGGGTATTGAGGGGAGACCAACCGGATTTCGAATTCACAGAAAAATGAGAGGTGGACCTCATGTGGCCCTGGAAAAACTCGTCGAAGAGTAAGTTCAATCATGACGCAGATGGGGTTTATATGGCCCTGGGCCTGACGCAGGAGTGCGCCAGCGAACTGGCTCAGCGGGTGGTTCGGATAGTAATCGGGTCCAAGTCCAAAAGCGAGGCGCTCGCGGCCCTGTTCCCTGGGATGGATGGCGAACAATTGTTTTGCGTCTATATGTACACGAAATTCCTAGCTGACCTGGAATTGGCGCGGGCCGGGCTCGGACCATTGGCACACCTTGCTGCGCCCACCGCTTCTGGCGCCGAGAGGCCGAATTATGTCGGCTGAGCCACCAGAAGATGCCATCCCTCGATTCGCCGAGGCGTGGAATGCGTGGGTCAAGGCGGGAGAAGCGACCGCCAAAGAAATCTGTGCGGCCCTGCGCGAGGTCGATTTCCTGCCGCTGCCCGGCGTGCCCACCGGGGTGTTGGATGACGACCTCAACGCGATTGCCGGGATGCTGCTGCAAGAGGTCGGCTTTGCGTTCGGCCGGACCCGCCTGGCCGACGGCACGCTGCTCTTTGTGGAGCGGCCGTCGCAGGGACGCCTGAAACTCGTCAGCCGCGCATACCACGCCAAAGACAAGTGCCGCGTCACCTTCCTCGCGCGTAATGTCCTCCCCACCACAATCCTGGCAGTGCTGCCAGCCCCCTTCACCAAGCTGCTGGTGGAACTCTCAGCGGCCCTGCACAGCTTTGGCCCACGTGTCGAGTCGGTCGCCACGCTCGAGACGGCGGGGTGGGCGTGGTTCTGCGACTCCGGGCACATCACCAACTATGGGGTGACCAATATCTGCGCCGATGCCCATGTGAACCGGGGGTACTCTGGTGGGTTGAGCACGACGTATTCCCTCTCCGTCTGCACAGGGGTGGGCACCAGGCGGCTCGAACCGCGTACCTCGTGGTTGGTCGCCGACCCGGCGCTGCGGCCTACCCTGGACCGGGCGGTGGCCGCGTGTCGCGCGCACCATGCAAAGTTGGCCCGCACCCTCACCAAGAAGATTGCAGCGTGGGAAGGCCTGTTCGAAAAGCACGGTTTCCTGAAGTATCGCGTCCTGCTCCGATTATAATGTGGCAAGGCCATGCCGGAGGCACCATGGGCTATGAATGCGATTGGGATGTGGGGTTATCGTATGCCGCAAAGGACAAGAAGACGGTCGAGGCGATTTTGAGGACGCACGGCGTGTCCTTGATGGCTGGCGGGTGCTGCTGGCGTTGTAGCGGAAAGTATTTAAAGAAATATCAATAACGAGGTGCAACTATGCAACCCAA